TGGGGGTGGAGATTTCCCCGAAGGTCCCTGGGAAGGGGTCGAGGTCGTCCGGGGCCGGCGACATCGAGCTGGATTTCTCGCGATCGGGGCGGACGGTCCCTCGGCTCGAGACGCCGGTGAAGGCGGCTGGGACTCTTGGGCCTTTGGTGGCGGAGTGGGCTGAGAAGTACCTGGGCTATGAGCTGCTCGACTGGCAGAAGCACGTTGCGGATCAGATGCTCGCGACGGGACCGGACGGGCGCTTCCTCCATCGGCGGGCGGTGCTTGGGGTGGCGCGTCAGAATGGGAAGACCTGGCTCCTCAAGCCGATGATCGGGGCGGCGCTCACGACGATCGCCCAGCTCCGTGGCAAGCCTCAGCAGGTCGTGAACACGGCGCACGAGCTGTCTCTCGCGGCGATGCTCTTTGAGGACCTTGCCCCGGTGCTCGTCGAGCTCTTCGGCGCCGAGGCTAAGTTTGGCTACGGCCGGCAGAACCTGAAGATGCCCGATGGCTCGAGGTGGTGGGTCAAGTCCGCCCAGCCCAACTCTCCCCACGGTCTGTCTCTCGACTGGGTCTTCGTTGACGAGGCCTGGAACGTGAAGCAGGACACGATTACTCATGGCTTCGAGAAGACGATGCGCGCCCGGCCCGACCCGATCCTCGTGGCGGTGTCGACCGCGGGCACCGAGTCGTCTGACTGGCTCAAGGCCCAGAGGGACGCCGCGATCCGTCAGATCGACGACGGCGTCGCCGGCCCGGTCTACTTCGCCGAGTACTCCCCGCCGCCCGGCCAGGACTACCGCGAGGACCGTTGGTATGGCTGGGCCAACCCGAGCCTCGGCGAAACGATTACCTACGAGACCCTCAAGGCCGAGAACGAAGACGACTCCGATCGAGCTGCCTTCCTCCGCGGGTCCCTCAATCTCTGGGTCGCGACCGAGCAGGGCTGGCTCTCCCCCGGCACCTGGGACACCCTCGAGACCCCCGACCCGATGCCCGCCGGCGGAGTCCTCGCCGTCGACTCGAGCTTCGAAGGGGAGCGCTACTACGGCCTCCGCGCCGCGCTCGACGACAAGGACAACGCCCACGTCGAGGTCTCCTTCATCGTCGACTCCCTCCCCGCTTGTATGGATGCGATCGCCGGCCTCATGGACGAGCATCGAGACATGAAGCTCGCGATTACTCCGAGCATCGAGGGCCACCTTCCCGAGCGCTACAAGCCCCGCAAGACGATCGTCGGATACGGGGAGCTCCTCAAATGGACCGGGCTCGTGCGGGCGCTCGTCGCCGGCGAGGGCCGGGTCCTCCATCGAGGCGACAAGCTCCTCGCGGAGCACGTGGCTCGAGCTGTCGCTGTGAAGCAGGCCCAGGCCGTCGTCCTCTCCTCGAAGCGTTCCCCTGGGGAGATCACCCTGGCGCGCCTCCTCGTCTTCGCCGTTGCAATGGTGTCGAAGCCGGCGAGACGGACTCGAGGGGCCGCGGCAATAAGTCGCCCCCGCTAGCCAATGGCGTCACAAGTGCTCGCTATCGTTAGCAGTGGATGCCTCTGTTCCGCCGCACTTCTCGCCCCGCCGCCGTAGCTCGTCCTCTCTCGGCCGCGGCTGGCCGCGCCATCGGCAACTATGCGCTCTACGGCGGATCAGTCCAGCGCCTCCGAGCCCTCCAGATCCCCACCATCTCGAGGGCTCGAGATCTCATCGTCGGTCTCGTCTCGAGCCTTCCGCTCCGCGAGTACGCGCGCACCTGGCAGGACGAAGCCTGGGTCGAGCGCGAGGTGCCCGGCGAGACCTGGCTCTTCCGTCCCGACCCGAACGTCACCCGCCAATTCTTCCTGGCCTCGATCGCCGACGACCTTCTCTTCCACGGCCGGGCCTACGCGGCCGTCACCTCCCGCTATGCCCCGACGGGCAGCTCGACGGTCGGCTTCCCGGCGTCGTTCACCTGGCTCCCCGCCGCCGACGTCACGACCGAGAACGACGACCTCGGCCAGGTTTTCGGGCCGGCGACCGAGATCTACTTCCAGGGCGAGAAGCTCGAGACCGAGAACGTGGTCCAGTTTCTCGGCGCCACCCCTGGCCTACTGTGGACGGCCCGCCGCATTATCGCGATCGCGGAGCGCCTCGACCAATCCTCGCTCCGCTTCGCGCGCAACGAGATCCCCGCCGGCTACCTCCAGCAGACGCCCGGTACCGAGCCGATGTCCGGCGAGGAGCTCCAGGAGCTCGTCGACGTCTGGACAACGCTTCGCTCGGGCGACGGCGGCGCGATCGGCGCCCTCAACAATTCCGTCGCCTGGCATGAATTCGAGGCCGACCCCTCGAAGCTCCAGCTCGTCGAGGCTCGCCGGCACACGATGACCGAGCTCGCCAACGCGTGCGGGATCCCCCAGTTCCTCGTCGGCGCCGACGCCGGGACTTCGATGACGTACACCAACGCCCAAGAGTCCCAGGTCGTCCTCTACCGCTACGCGGCGCTTCCCATCATCCGAGCCATCGAGGAGACCCTCTCCTCCGACCGCGTCATCCCCCGCGGCCGCATCATCAAGCTCGACACCACCGCGCTCGAGGACCACCCGATGGTCCAGAGCCCCGACACTCCCCAGGAGACCCCGGCGTGAAGCTCAACCTCTCCCAGTCCCTCCAGCTCGTCGAAGCCGCCGAAGGTGAAGCGCCGAAGCGGCAGATCACTGGCGTCGCCGTCCCCTGGAACGTCGAGGCAGTCGTCTCAGACGGGACCCGTACCCTCTTTCTCCCCGGCTCCATTCCCACCGATGGACCCAAGCCCAAGCTCGCTCTCGATCACGACCTCGGCAAGATCGCCGGCATCGTCGAGGCACTCGAGGACTCGGGCGAGGAGTTGCGCTTCACGGCGAAGGTCGCTCAAACGGCCTTGGGAGATGACACGCTCGAGCTCGCCGCGATCGGCGCCTACGACCAGGTCTCGGTCGGCGTCGAGGCGACGGACTACGAATGGAAGGGCTCGACTCTCCACGTGAAGTCGGCCATCCTCCGCGAGCTCTCCCTGGTGCCCTACGGCGCCTACGGCGAGCGCGCCCACATCTCCTCGGTAGCCGCCTCGGCTCCCGAAGACGAACCCACCCCCACCCCAACAGAAGGAGACTCCGAAGTGGAGAACACCCCCGAAGTGGTCGAGGCCGCGGCGCCCATCGCCGTCCCGACCGTCATCCACGCGGCGCCCAAGAAGGCCCGCGAGATCAGCGCTGCCGAGTACATCTCGGCCGTCGTCACCGGCAACACCAAGATCCTCGAGGCCGTCGCGGCCGAGGGCGTCGTCGCGGACATCCCCGGCGTCGTCCCGGAGAACCTCATCGGCGGAGTCTGGGACTCTCTGAACGACCGCCGCCCGCTCGTCTCTGCCCTCGGCACGCTCGCGATGCCCCAGGCCGGCGAAACGTTCTATCGTCGCAAGATTTCGGCACATACCGACGTGCAGGTGCAGGCAGCCGAATTCGACGAGCTCGCCTCGGCGAAGCTCGAGATCGATCGCGTCCAGATCGACAAGTCCACGGTCGGCGGCTACGTCGACCTCTCGACCCAGTCCATCGACTTCGCGGACGTCAACATGGTCGCCCTCACGCTCACCGACCTCGGCCGCGTCTACGCCAAGAAGACGGAAGCCCTCGCCTGTGCCGAGCTCATCTCGGGCGCCACGGTCGACGACACCATCACGGACTGGTCCGACGGCGACGAGATCCTCGACAAGCTGTTCGACGCCTCGGCCACCATCGACGCCGCCATCGACGAGCTCCCGACCCACATCCTCATGGGCGCGGACCGCTGGGCACTCCTCGGCAAGGCCAAGCTCGCCAACGGCGACCGCCTCTTCACCCAGGTCGGCCCCTCCAACGTCGCCGGCACGATGAGCCCCTCGTCGTTCGTCGTCACGGGCCTCGGCCTCCGCGTCGTCGTCTCCAACAAGTTCGCGGCGGACTCGTTCGTCGTGGGCGCGCCCTCGATGGGCATGGAGCTCTACGAGGACCGCCGCGGCGCCCTCCGCGTCGAGCAGCCGGCGACCCTGTCGACCCGCCTCGCGTGGTACGGCTACTTCGCGGCCAAGGTCCTCGAGG